CCAAGTAAAAAATATCAAGGATACAAAAGATTTATAAGACCTAAAAAAGCGGACGGCGGTGCGATAGGCATTGAAGTTTTATTCGAAGAAAAGAAAGACGGCGGTCGAGCAGGTTCTACAATGAAACCGAAACGTGGTCTAGTAAATGAACCAGGGGGTTATGCCGGTTTAACAGCACAACAACAAGCTCTTTTAGGTTTACAATTACAAAGCGATCCAGAGTTTCAAACGGGTTATTATAAAGCTACACCAGAGTTAGAATTTGAAGACTTTTATAAAGCACCTACAGGACCACTTGGTTATGTAAATAAAGTTGAAGGAAGTAGTAGTTATTTTGATGAAGACCTTGAAAAATTAAATTTTGAACCAAGAGGTCCTCTTCGTGATCTTGACGAAGATAGAACAAGAGGAATAATAGATGCTTTAGATATTAAAGATCCGTCAGGAGAATTAGGATTTAATTATATGGATAGGATAAAATCAAATCCAGACGGCGGGATATATGAAACTATTCAAACAAACACTCCAAAGTTTGCAGAGTTTCAACAAATACCAGAGGATCAAGTAAATATTATGCCATCTAAAAATTTTCAAAATTTAGGTTCGACAAATAAAAAAGATGTTTTTGGTTACACAACATTACCAGATATACTACCATCTGAATATGGAACTAAATTTCAAACTGAAACTAATCCTGTTTATCTTAACAAAGATTTAGCAGAGTTTATAACAACCAAACCAATGTCGCCAGCTAATCAATTACCATTATACAGTGAGGAAGCTGCAAAGTTAGGATTTTATGGTGCCAAACCAGCAGATCTTATGAATCAAGCAATCGATACTGTTCAACACGAGTACGCACACAACATTACTAAATTTCCGGAATTTGCAAATGTTATGAAAAATACAATGGATGCAGGCGTACCTTCGGGCTTACAATTAAAAGGTAAACCCGGAGATGGTATATCTAAATTTGATAAAGAAGAATTATTTACTAGAGCTATTGACATACAGAGAAGGCTTAATAAAGATGGAACTCTGAATAGTCCAAATGTAGATATAGATTTAAATTATATAAACTCTGTATTAGGTAAAAAATATAAAAATTTAAACAACCAAGGTCAAAGTATGGCTATTCAATATATAAATGCTATAAGACCCCAGGTACAAGATTATTTTAATACAATAAATCAACGAGCAACTGCAAACAGAGCAAGAGCAGCAAATCCAGATGTATATGCAAACGCGGATAGACAGGGATTCACAGATGGTAGAGGTGGTGGTTTTGCATCTAGATCTACAGGTACTAATGAAAATTTTTCTAATAAAACCGGCAGAGGAAGAACCGGTTATGACGATGGTGGTCGAGTCGGATTATTTATGGGCGGTCCACCTTTGACAGGACAAGCTTTATCTATTTACAATTCGATGAACGCGTATGGCTTTGATGATAAGGCGATCGCGGATGCGTTAATGGAACAAGGTTTATATACACCAAGTGGAGCACCTGTTGTTGAAGAACCTGTTACTAACACAGCACCTAATATAATTAATCAAGGTGGTGGAGGTGATGGTCCAGCTTCAGGACCAACATTTAATAGAAATGATTTACTAGGAACACCTGATTATTTTCCAGCAGAACCTTTTTCTTTTAAAGATACAGTTTCAGATATTGGTGATTACATAAAAAGTGGTGGAATTATTGGAGCTGGTATAAGAGGTCTTAAAGGTTTATTTTCTAGAAATACTAAAAATTATGTAACTACTCCTCAAATTAAAGCAAGAGACAGAGTTGAGGCTGAAAGAATAGCTAGAGAAGAAGCTATAAGACAAGAAGCTATAAGACAAGAAGCTTATGCTCAAGCAAGACAAGACAGAGAAACTTATAGAGATTTAGAAGCATCTATTACTAGTGGTCAAGGAGGACAAGGTTTTGATAGACCAAGTTCAGGGCCCACTGCAACAGGAGCAGGTATGGGTGTTGGTGGTGGCTACGCATCTGATTATGGATTTAAGAATGGTGGTCTTGCCGCAATGTTTAAAGAGAAAAGATAATGGAATTAAAATACAACGAAATAATTGGTGCAATTGTAAAACCAGATGATACTGTCGCTACACAAGCAGAGATATTGGAATGGGCTGCAGAAAATCCAATGCCAATAGAAGAACCAAAACAACAGAACACAGCACTTCTAGAAGAAGTGATTGAAACATTTAAAAAAAGAGGATAGACTAACCCAATGGCTGAAATAGACAAATCATTACCCAATCAAAAAACAACTGTTGAAGTTCCTGGAGAAGTAGAAATCCAAGAAGCAATCAAAGAAAACGTCGAAGAAGTTCAAACTGAAGGTGGACCTGTTGAAATAGAAATGACAGAAGAAGGTGGAGCAGAAGTTTCATTCGACCCCTCTGCTGCAGCTAAAGAAGGTGGTGAAGACCATTTTGAAAACTTAGCAGAATTTTTAGGTGAAGAAGTTTTAGATCCATTAGGTTCAAAACTAATAGAACAATACAATGATTACAAAGAGTCTCGTGGAGACTGGGAACAATCTTACAGAGAAGGTTTAGAACTATTAGGTTTTAAATATGAAAAAAGAACTGAACCTTTTAAAAATGCATCAGGAGTTAATCACCCTGTACTTGCTGAAGCAGTAACTCAATTTCAAGCACAAGCCTACAAAGAATTATTACCAAGTGATGGACCTGTTAGAACTCAAATTATGGGTGATGCAACGGTTGAAAAAGAAGAACAATCAAAACGTGTTAAAGATTTTATGAACTATCAAATTATGGATCAGATGAAAGAATATGAACCAGAGTTTGATCAAATGTTATTTTTTCTACCCCTGTCCGGATCTACCTTTAAGAAAATTTATTATGATGATCTTTTAGGTAGAGCGGTTTCTAAATTTATCCCAGCGGAAGATTTAGTAGTTCCTTATTCTGCAACTTCATTAGATGATGCAGAAGCTGTAATTCATATAATCAGAATGTCTGAAAATGAATTAAAGAAACAACAGGTAGCAGGTTTTTATAGGGATGTAGAATTAGGAACACCTCCAGTTACACAAAATCAATTACAAGATAAAAAATTAGAACTTGAAGGAATTTCTAAAGATGGTCAAGAAGATCAATTCGTTCTTTATGAAATGCATTTAGATTTAGACCTAGAAGGTTATGAAGATGTGAAAGAAGATGGTGAGCCCACTGGAATTAAACTTCCATACGTTGTTACAGTTTTAGAATCTAATAATAAAATTTTATCTATTACAAGAAACTACAAAGCAGAAGATCCATTAAAGAAAAAAATAAATTACTTTGTACAATTTAAATTTTTACCAGGAACTGGTTTCTATGGTTTTGGTTTAATTCATATGATTGGTGGTTTAACAAGAACTGCAACTTCAGCTTTAAGACAATTATTAGATGCAGGAACTTTAGCAAACTTACCTTCAGGATTTAAGTCTCGTGGTATTAGAGTTAGAGATGATGCACAACCATTACAACCCGGTGAGTTCAGAGATGTAGACGCACCTGGTGGAAATATTAAAGATCAGTTTATGACTTTACCTTTTAAAGGACCAGACCAAACATTACTTCAATTGATGGGAATTGTAGTGAACGCCGGCCAACGATTCGCGAGCATCGCAGACTCACAAGTGGGTGATATGAATCAAGCCGCTGCTGTTGGAACGACGGTCGCGTTATTGGAGCGTGGATCGCGGGTAATGTCAGCGATACATAAAAGATTATATGTTGGATTAAAACAAGAATTTAAATTATTAGCAGAAGTATTTAAAAGTTACTTACCCGCAGAATATCCTTATGATGTTCCAGGAGCGAGTAGGAATGTTAAAGTTTCAGATTTTGATGAAAGAGTAGATATATTACCTGTAGCAGATCCAAACATCTTCTCACAGACGCAAAGAATATCATTAGCTCAATCTCAATTACAACTAGCGCAATCGAATCCTCGAATACATAATTTGTATCAAGCATACAGATCTATGTATGATGCGCTGGGAGTTAAAAACATTAATGCAATTCTACCTCCACCGGCTCAACCAATGCCGATGGACCCTGCACTAGAACATATTATGGCAATGAGTATGAAACCTTATCAAGCGTTTCCTGGTCAAGACCACAAAGCTCACATTGATTCGCATTTAAACTTTATGAGACTAAATCAAACTCAAAATAATCCAGGAGCAATGGCTGCTTTACAAAAAAATATTTTAGAACACATTAGTTTAATGTCTCAAGAGCAAGTTCAATTAGAATTTGTTGAAGAATTACAAGAAGTACAAATGATTCAACAACAAATGCAAGCAATGGGTGCACAAAATCCTGCTATGGCACAAAATATGATGCAAAATCCACAAGTAATGCAGGCACAACAAAGACTTCAACAAATTACAAATCAAATTGAGTCTAGAAAAGCTAAATTAATTGCTGAAATGCAAGAAGACTACGCTAAAGAAGAAGAAAAAATTATGGGTGAGTATGGTGGAGACCCATTACTTAGACTAAAAGGTAGAGAATTAGACCTTAGAGCACAAGACAATCAAAGAAAAGAAGAAGAAGGTGAAGAAAGATTGAATCTTGATAAAATGAAAGCAATGATGAACCAACAAAACAAAGAAGATGAGTTGGAACAAGAGGCAGATCTAGCAGGATTACGTGCTGGAGTGACACTTGCAAAGCAATCGATGGCTGACCAAAGTAAAATTCACGATTTTGGTAGAAACTTCGGTAAAAAATAGATATAATTAAAAATTAAGGAGAAAAATATGAGCAAAGATTGGATGAAAGGTCAAACTTACACTAAAGCACCTAAAATTGAAAAATGTTTAGGCGTTGGTAAAGATGGCTATCAAACAGGCGGCATTACTATCGAAGCGACTGACCCTAATGAAACACAAACTGTGGATGTTAAGGGAACTAGACGAATGAGAGCTGATAAAAAACCTGTTAAGGCTAAATGGTATTAAGCTATGTGGTTATCGGCAATTAAATTAGCCGTTTCTGCAGGCAGTCACATTTATAAAAAGAAACAAGAAACAAAAATGGCTATGGCTGACGCGCAGTATATGCACGCTCAAAAAATGGCTCAAGGTCAAGAGGCTTACCAAGGTAAGCTTTTAGAATCAAGAGATTCAGATTGGAAGGACGAGGCAGTTTTATTAATTCTCTCGGCGCCAATAGCAATTCTTGCATATGCAGTTATATCAGATGACCCAACTGCAATGGAAAAGGTAAATATTTTCTTTGAACATTTCTCAGCACTACCAAGTTGGTTTACTAATTTGTGGATACTTGTAGTCGCATCGATTTATGGTATAAAAGGAACTCAAATTTTCAGAAATGGAAATAACAAAAACAATTAGGAGATAAAAATATGGCAAATTCAAGATATAATACTCAAGTTGCACAACCAAGAACTGGCACTAGAGTAAAAAGAGCAATGGGTGGAATGTCACAAGCTAGAAAAGATATGGCTGATGGCTTCTACAAAGATGATATGGGTATGAGAGGTGGAGCAATGTATAAAAAAGGTGGCAAGGTTAAAAAGAAAAAAAATACTAAACGTATGAATAGATTAGAAGAACTTGGAAGAGTTGATTCTGAAAAAGCTTATACTAAAAAAGGTAAGAAAAATCTTAAAGCTGAAAAGAAAAGAATAGTTAAAGAAATTAAAAAAAGTTAATTATGAAAAAACCAATTCCAAAAGGAAAAAAAGGTAAAGGCATAAAAGCTTTAAAAAAGAAAGCTCCTGAAGTTGCAAAACGAATGGGCTATAAAAAAGGAAAAAAAGTTTGTGGCTAAACCTGGACTCTACGCGAACATTCACGCGAAACGTAAAAGAATTAA